GGCCGTAGCCCCACCAAGTTATATTAGACCAAAGCCTTCAGATCAGCACGACTAATTGATGAAGGTGCAGCAAATGACGTGCCTTCAAGATGCTTATTGGAAGTCAAGCCAACATCTTTCATCATCTTGTTAACAGACACTTCCTTAGTTTTATTACGAGCAGTCACAGCACGCATTGTCTCCAAGTTCTTAGCCTTGATAGCAGCAATATCAGCAACAGACTTTTCCAAGGATTGTGTAGTTGACTTAGTCTTAGTTTTGACTGCACGTGTAGCTTTATCAGGCACTGCAGAGATAACTGTATCATATAATGAGTCAAACTGATCTACACCAGTGAATTCAACGACTGTGTAATTTGTATTAGTCTTAAGAACAGTAAAGTTCTTAGCCTTAAGAGCAGATGTAATCTCGGCTAAGAATTTAGTACCAAAGCCGATTTTCCAAACAACACCATTTTTAACCAAGCGTTTTGAACCACAGTTGAGTTCAATCTTGCCGGCACCGTTCTTGTTGATTTTACCAACAAAAACCTTTTCAAGCAATTGCTTGTGATTAGTGAGTTTGCCGTTAGTAGTAGATACGAATTGCTTAAATGTTACCATGATATAGTTCCTATTCTCAAGTTTGGACCAATTTGGTCCGTTCATCACCACATTACCTTTATAACTTATCATAATTAGAAATAAAAGTCAACATTTATTTTTACTTAGCAATAAACTTTTTTTCATCTTTATTGCTAAGTTCTATTGCCTCGGTCACATGTTTACAGTGACGACGGAATCCAAAGCCTACGCAATTACATGCCCATTGCTTACCTGCCCGTGTGACAATATAGCTCTTGCCTTTCTTAGAGCCAGCAATTTGCCACGTGGTCTGAGGTAACTTAACTTTAGGGATATTGTCTAGGCCTTCTATATCTTCCTTAGCAATAACACGGAACGGTAATGGAAACGCTTGGCTGTCTGTAGAGAGACAGATATGATCCTGACCTAACCACCTCGGGTTGGCTAAGATCATCCCTGTGTACGTCTTGGTACGATTTCTAATCACACCACTGGTATACCGATCCCTTGTATCCCACATGGGATCCTTAATAATAAGCGTTACTGTATCACCGACTTGCATCAAGCCACCATTTCTTTTTCAAAATATTTGCTCAATGACTTCCATCCATGATAACCAGACTGAGTGACTTTCCATTCGTTACCATCAAAGACGTAGAAGTAGTCGCATCCTTTGAAGTCCATCTTAGCTTCTAACACTGAGAGATATTCTTTTGCTTCTTGACCTGTCTCGCCGCGATCGCGACCGTAGGCAAGGCACCAATTCTTGTCTGTGGGATTGTTAAAATCCTGCTTCTCTCCGATCTCAGGACAAAGCCCTGAGAGATTACCAAGTTCCATCAGCTCTTCGACTTTCTCGATGTCGCTGTAGTGATCAAAAAGAGTTTTACCAACGCCATCAACATATCCATCAAAGTGGCAGTAAATTGCATAGGTTACGTCACCATTATCAAAAGCAATCATTGAACGTGTGCTCATTGTACTGCGCCTTCATTCTTCAAAATCTCTGCTGCAAGAGTATTAAGAACAACCTGCATAGCTGTCACGATCGCGATCTGGTCGGAGCGACGAGTCGCCGAGAAGACGTCGTTGGCGTAGGCAAACGCTTCAGCAAGTGTCTCGCGCTTGGCAAAGATGCCGTTCTGAATTGACTTTGCCAATTCAGCATTTTTGGACAATGTACTCATTGATTCACTCCATGTTATATTCTCATAGTATTATAACAAGAAATAAAAGTCAAACGTTTTTTACGCTTAGCAATAAAAAAAATGGCCCTATTGCTAAGGCCATTCTTATAGTAAAGTTATATCTTATTGCTTAGGCATAGGTTTCTATAGCTACGCTTCCAGGCTGAGTCTCGTGGACCAAATGGCCAAGGTAGTTATAAACCTTAACGTGATGCTGCTTATGAGCCTTTACATGTTCCATTGCTTCACTATGATTAAGATTCTCGAATACTCGACGGCTCATTTGATTATTACTATTCATGTAGTATGTAACTACACGGTGTGTATTTAACTTATCGTTATAGTCCATTTAATTCTTTCTCCCAGACTTTTTTGGTTGTCTTACAATATTTATTCAATGATCTTTGATTCAACCAAACATTCAGCCATGGAAAATTGTAAGCATCCTTTAATGTTTTTGCTATAGCATGACTATCAGTAGGATCTGGATGTGTAAGATGTGATGATAACCAAGGAATCTCATTTGAACCTACAATAGGTATACCTTGTGATATTAAATCAGCAGACACAATGTTAAATGTTTCAGAAAATGATACTTGCATTCCTATGTCCATTGTAGAACATAATTCAAGGAATTGTTCTTGTGGGGTCCATTGATGCATAGTCAATCTATGACCGCGGTCATATACCTGTTGAAATAGACCTTTGAGATTATTTAACACAGGTGAACCATTCATTTCAATACGACCTGCATTAATATGAAAGTTAACTGTCTTACCAATACTTTCAGTAAATTCAATTGCAGCCAAAGCTTGAACCAAATGATTCTTTAATGGACGAACAGCACCAAAGCATGAAATATCTAGTTGTTTTTTGACCTTTAATAACTCAATCTTACGTTTAGATATTGATATAAGATTATCTGTATAATAATTAGGTAGATAAACAACCCTATCATTACCTAGATAGACTTGCATCTCTCGTAACATTCTTGGTGCATTAATACCAATAAATACATTATCCAATTTGATATAATCACCAAGCCAATCCATTGCAATTCCTTCATTAGCCATAAATGGCAATTCAGAATGAAGTCGTACGATCCATTTGACTTTTGGGTGAAGTTGAATTAACTCACCTAACTTCTTCGGTGTAACCCACAGTGCTTCTAGTATACAAATATCTGGATAATGTGTAGTGACTTCTCTGTCAATACTGTTTGCATCAATACATACCTGTAAACTTGATGTGAATCCAATTGTACGATTGAGCATATTATCAACAAATTTTGCTGAGTTATATAACCCAGTGCTTAATCCTATATGATTGTGTGTAATTGCATTGTAGTCTTCTCTTCGCTTGAGAAGAAATAATATTTTTTTCATCAATTCATCCTGCTTAAAGTGGCCTTTACAATGCCCTATTTATAGCATTAGTATTACAGTTTTATTAAGAACAGAAAATATCATAAACTCTGTTATAATAGTTAACAGTCTGTTTCTTAAATACCTGTGGTTTGTCTTCTCCATCAACAGCAATAATAATTACAAATTGAGGAATATGAAGCTTGGTTAATTCCTCAAACATAATGGAATATGTAGTTGCTTGAATAAAATATCCCTCAATATATTCTTCTTTTTTTATTTTACGTGATGTCTTAAAGTCAATGATAGATGGAATATCATCCCACGTAGCAACACAGTCAGTTCTTCCTGCTGTATTAAGTTTTAATGAATAAAGAGGTGCTTCAATAGCATGAATTGTATTTACATGCATATCTAATTCTTTTTGAATCCCTTTAAATGTAGCCATATTGACTGGCATTGTTTTTGGGGGATAAAAATCTTGATTAAGTAAATATTTTTCTGCAATAAGATGTACTGCTGTTCCGCGATTACCTGCCTGTGTAAGTACCTTCTGTGCTTCATCCTTACCTATGGCATTCTGCCATTCAATGAGACCCGATTTGTCTAATTTACGACCTAGGACAGTTGTGACTGAAGGTAAACGTTGGCCATCTGGTGTGGTATAATATCTGCCTTTTTCTGTTGTTTCCGAATCTAATTCATGAAACTCATAATGTTGCTGTTTAAACTCTTTATTACGCTTGAATTTTAAGTTTGTCCTTAGCAATAATATATTCCTTCACCATTGCTGATCTTACAATATCTTGTTCTGTAAAATCAATATGTTCAAACGATTTCATTCTATTCAAGATCCGCATAAAGTCAACCAGACCATTACGCTCATGTTCTTTAGTAAAATCAGACTGACGAAAGTCACCACAGAATAAGATCTTACAATTCTTACCCACACGAGTAATGACTGAGTCAAGTTCATGTAAAGTCATATTGGCTACTTCATCTACAACAATGATGGCATCGTTGATTGTGATACCGCGTATGAAAGAGGTACTGACAAAATCCACAAGATTTTTCGACTTAAGATACTCATAGGCATCACCTCTTTCAAATAATTCAGAGAAGATAGCTAGATACGGGGCTTCGTAGACTTTGGTTTTTTCTTTGTTGTTTCCTGGGAGGAATCCCATGTCTCGTGTGGGTACAACGGATCTAACAATGACAAGCTTTTTATATCGCGAGCCGTCGGATAATATGGATTGAAGGGAGAGATAGATTGAGAGGAAGCTTTTGCCAGTACCTGCGATTCCGTGTAGGAGTAGGTTTTTTCCGTCATGATATTTCTCAAATGTTAGACGTTGATTTTCAGTTAATGGTTCTATATGTTTTAATTTGAAGTTTAGTTTAAGGTTATTATTGTTATCATTTTGACCATTTTGTTGGAGGATACGACGTTGTTTTCTTGTTAGTCTTTTCTCTTGTTGTACCATCTTTTCTCTTTTTACATTGTGTTAATGGTGCTTCTTGTTATTCCTTTGGAATTACCCTTCTTAATATTCTTTAGTAGATCACGAAAGCCAGCATCAGGTTTTTGTAAACCTCGGCCAGAATGGATCAATGGTGCACCATTCAACAGTTGAGTGACATTTGGATTTTCACTTAAGTAAGTATCAAGAGCTGATATGCTCATGAACTCTTCATATTCCTCACCAGTCTCTACATTTTGAAATCTGTAAGTAGGCATTAGAATTTACCTTCTCTATGTACTTGATCGAGTATCTCATAGACGTCAGATCCAGTATGCACAATTGTCTCTTGAAATTCTTCCGTAAAGTCTTTTATTCGTAATGCTCTTTCAAATCTACGCTCTTGTCGCTTATCTCCCCTCGACTTACGATCTGATACAAACTCTTCATCTGACCAATCGTTCTTACGGAACTTACGAAACTTTTGCTTGCTCATACTGGAATAAACCCCGGAAATGCTTCATTAACAATATCCACAGTAATACCTTTCCAAGGTAGTTTCTTTTCCTTCATTGCTAATAACATTTTTGCATCAGCAGGTGTTACAGTCTCTAACAACTCAATAAACATCTGTTCGCGTTTTACTTGCTTAAGATTAGGATAAGCACCCTCAACGAAATAAGCTAACTTACGCACTTCTTTAATGAGAACATTCTCTTGATCAACAAGATCATTAACACGATAAGGGGGATCGCCGTCTGGGAGTAGCCACTTGATACGTGGATCAAATGCACCTTGTAATACAGTACGAATAATGTAGCTATCATTAGCTCTTAATGCAGAAACTTTTTCATCTTTCTTTTTTAATTTGCTTACCTTCTCAAGGAATTCAGCAACACCTACTCGAGTACCCATTAAAAATCTCCGATATGTTCCATTAAGTTCTTCAATCTGTTAGCAATAAAATAATTAAACATCTTATCACGTTTCTTGTCTATCTGATTATCATACGATGCAAGTATTTTCTCTTTAATTTTACTTGGAATCTCACTTAGATCAATTAAAGTTTTATTACGAATGTAATTACGATATATTGGTCCTTCAAGATTATCTATATTATCTATAAAATTAATTATCTTCTTTTCGGTTAATGGCTTTTGGCGTTCGCCGATAACAAAGCAATTATCAGAAGAAAGTACGTTAGGTACACCATCTCCCGAGTCTCCTTTAAGAATATGCTCCATAAGAAAGCGTTTTGGGTTATCATGTTTAATCCACTTCTTACGGACAGGATCATATTGTTTCACGTGAGTGTATTTCTGCAATTGAATAAAGTCTTTATCACCAGAAAGAATAAGAACATCCTCACCGCCAAATCCATCATTCTTTTCAACTAATGTTGCTATAATATCATCCGCCTCGGCAGATTCAATATCAATAACTTTGTAGGGGAAGTATTCCTTAAGTTCTGCTCGGATTTTATTCATAGTCTCAAAAATGGCTTTCCAATTGAGTTCTGATTTTTCCTGCGCTTTCTTACGATTGGCTTTATAGTAAGGGAAGTACTGTTTACGCCAGTAATTGGTATTATCACATGCAATAACGATGTCACCATAATCGGTGCCAAATTTAACTTTATAAGAGCGAAGAGAATTAAGAACCATATGACGGATCATATTTTCTTCAATTTCTGCATTTGTGTGGTTACCCAATTGTACCATAAGGTTGGATAACATTACCTGTGATAGATCCACAATAATCATAATTTAACTTTCAGTTTGTGCTTCTTCAAATTCAGAGAAATCCATAGTCAATGTTTTAGATAGAGAAAATGACCCATCATTATTAGGGTTAAACATATTCTCTGATAAACTTTGAAATGGGTGATTTATGTTATAGTATTTACATAGAAGCGAACGAATGGATTCAACAATAAGAGCACTATCTTTAATGTTAGGATCATCCTCGTCTTCCATAGGAACTATTTGGAATCCTGCCAATTCCATGTTATTGAATAACATAGGAATAATAGTTTCTAATGTTTGATTGATATGATTATACTTGACCATATTAACATTAAGTACAAGTTCTTCCACAGTTGGGACCTCAGGTGTAGGTTTACCACGGTTTGGAAATTGGATTACATTAGTCATAAGTTTTATTCTATCCTAAAGAACCTAATAAGTCAACCACATATTTATTAACAATGGGATGTGATGCGACTTCCATATTCAGTAAATTTAAAGTCATATACACGACATTGAGTTCCATCGGTAATAGTATTAATAACTTGTTGTCTTTTTGATGGATTCACATAAAATAAAAAGAAGCCACCACCACCAGCACCTAAAAGTTTGCCACCCAATGCTCCTGCTTCTATAGCTCTGTTATAGACTTCATCAAAGTAAGCATTGGTAATTGATGTTTCTACCGCTTTCTTGTCCAACCAAGAATCATGCAATAGAGTTCCAAAGTCATCAAGCTTATTCTCTCGAATATACCTTGCACCAACATAAGCCTTATCTCTAGATGCCTTGACTAAGTTAAACTTAACTTCATCATTCATAGCAGCACTTTGTTTCTGTAGAATAGAATTAGCATCACGACCACGACCAGAGTACACAAGCAATAATCTTTCCTCAAGATCACTCCATGTTTCTCTGTTGAATGTCAATGGTTTGATGTCAACAGTATCATCCTTATTAAACTCAAACAGATTCATTCCACCATAAGCTGATGCATACTGATCTTGCTTACCAACTGGATAGCCACACAAATTACGTTCAACATAGTATGCAGTTTGAGCAAGATATTCGCGTGATAACATGCTTTCATGCCTATCATTATGTGCTAATACATTCACAAGACCAAGAGTAAATGCTGATGATGAACCAAGACCAGATCCTTTGGCTAGAATATCAGCAATAGATGCAACTGTTATTTCTCTTTTGATGTCATAGAACTTCAATGCTTCACGTGTAATAGCATGCTGCATTTGTTCTACGTCAGGATATTCTTCAATCGTATCATACATAATCTTAACACCAAGATGTGGTGTATTGTGTCTCATTACATAGATATACTTGTTGATTGTTACTGATAAAGCTGCTCCTCGTTCCTTTTCATAGAATGATGGCATAT